AGATTATGGAACTTTTGATACTCGCGCAGAAGCAAATGCAGAACTAGCGCGTAGACTTAATATAGACTATGAAGCAGGACGTATAGATCCAGAGACAGGAAGATATATAGATACTAGAACTGGTAGACCAGAAGGAGAAGGAGGCTCTGGAAGCACCTTGGACACTTCTGCTTCTCAAGTAGGTTTAAATAGATTTAACCAAAGCGGTAATCCACAGGATCTTATTCTATCAGGAGCAGAAGGTAATGCAGCTGTAGATGCTTTTAGAGCAGGATTACTAGCAGAACAACAGGCTAATCCTCTTCCCAATGCTGGTATAAGCTTGTTACAAAGTGGACTAATAGGTTAATGATAGCATCATTTTTCTTAGGATTGATAATGCTTTCGCATCCGGGTAGATTACCTACGGTAGTAAGTAGCGATCCTATGTCCACTATGGAAGAGTGTGAAGCAGATGTATTAAACAAGGGTGTACCCTTTGTAGTTAATAATTATGTACCTCTAGGGTGGGTAGTTGAAAATGCGTATTGCGTTCCTATCTCAGAAGAGAACGGTCTAAAACTAAAATATACACCAAGTTCAGAATCAAAGGAAACTATCTAGATGGCTAGAGAATTAGACGACGAAGAGATTATATCACTGGTAGAAGGTGAAATTAACGGAAGTGCCGAATATCTAGATTCAGAAGTAGGATCTCAACAAGCAAGAGCTATGGAGTATTTCTATGGCGAACCTTTTGGTAACGAGGAGGACGGACGATCTCAAGTAGTTATAACAGACGTACAAGACACAATCATGTGGATGATGCCCTCTTTAATGAGGATTTTTACAGCAGGAGACAGTGTAGTACGCTTTGTACCAGAAGGGCCAGAGGACGAAGTCACAGCAGAACAAGCCACCAGATATGTCAACCATGTATTCTACAAGCAGAACAATGGATTCATGGTGCTATACAATATGTTCCTAGATGCTTTAATATCTAAAGTAGGTATTGTTAAACATTATTGGGAAGAAATTGAAAAGGTAACAACGGAAAAATATGAAAACCTAACGGATCAAGAGTATTCTTTGCTGGAACAGGACGACGATCTTGAAGTAGTAGAGCATGAAGAAATATCCCAAGTTTCCGAAATAATGAATCCATTAACAGGTATGATGGAGCAGATTAACGAACTTACACATAATGCTACCTTTGCCAGAACAACAATGGACGGTAAGGTAACTCTGGAAAACGTACCTCCCGAAGAGTTCTTAATTAATAGAGGTGCAAAATCTATAGAAGATGCTAGGTTTATTTGTCATAGGTCACACAAATCTAAAAGTGATCTTATCAAGATGGGATACGATCCAGACATTATAGAAGAATTACCGGGATATACTAGTGAAGCAGATGAGATTACAACTAGCCAAGAATATATAGCTAGACATTCCTATGACTCTACAGGAACTTTCCCAGACAGTTCTTCTGTACCATCCGAAACAATGGTTATGGTTAATGAGTCCTATATGCAACTGGATATAGACGGTACAGGGGTTAGTGTCTTACATAAAGTTATACATTCTGGAGATGAGATACTGGACTTAGAGCCAATAGACTATATACCTTTTAGTACAATATGTCCTATACCTATATCTCATAAGTTCTACGGATTAAGTGTAGCGGAAACGGTAGAAGACATACAACTTATTAGATCAACATTGACCAGAAATTTACTGGACAATATGTACTTGGCAAATAACGGAAGGTTTCAGATTGTAGAAGGTCAGGTAAATGTAGACGATTTACTTACAAACCGTCCGGGTGGAATTGTAAGAACACGATCTCCTAGTGCGCTTACACCTATACAAACACCAGCATTGCAACCAGCAGCGTTCCAAATGTTAGAATATTGGGAAGGTATTAAAGCAGGAAGGACAGGAGTTTCAGCGCAGACTCAAGGCGTGTCAGCAGATGCTTTAAAGACCCATGTTACAGCTGGTGCAGCTAATGCAGCATTAACTAACTCTCAAGGGAGATTGGAACTTATAGCTAGAATATTTGCCGACACAGGTGTAAGGCATATGTTTAAGTCTATCTATAATTTAATACAGCGTTTTGAAGATAGAGAAAGACTTGTCAGAGTAAACAATACTTACTTTCCCATAGATCCTTCTTCATGGAGAGAAGATCTTGACGTAGATATAGAGGTAGGTATTGGATATGGCGATCAAGATATTAGAGTACAAAACCTTAACAACTTTGCTATGCTTATGGAAAAAGTAGGTCAACAGACTCAAGGGATAATAAGCGACGATAATGTTTATAATCTTATGAGAGAGATGGCTTCAGAGATGGGGATTAAAAATGTAGACAAGTTTGTTTCTCAACCTAGTAACCAACCTCCTTCACCTAACGCACAAGAGCAATTAGCACAGGCTCAAGCTCAAGCGATGATGACACAGGCCAAAGCTACACAGTTGGAGGCAGAGGTAAAAGCTAAACGATTAGAAATAGACGCTGCAAAACTAGAACTGGAGAGAATAGAGACTGAGCATGAGATGGCTTACAAAGAAGAAGAACTGAGGCTTAAAGGTATAGAGCTAGGTTTTGAAATGAACTCTGACAAAAACATTAAAGCATAAGGAAAAATACAATGGCACGACAGAATAATTTTTATAAAATAAACTCAAGTGTAAACTTAGCTGCTACTACTACTTCTGGGACAACACGATCTTCAGCTTGTCCATCCAATGTTACACTTGTCCGTATATCTTCAACAGCTTTGGCATATGTAGCTTGTATAGCTGGTCAAGGTGCAACTCCAACAGCTGCCGTAGCATCTGGTGTACAGGTAGATGTTAGTGATTCAGAAATTTTTGTAATAAGACCCGGTGATACGATAGCTGCTATAACTGCGAGTGGAACTGCTACTGTAAATGTTACTTGGTTAGAAGGCTAATAAGAGGCGGTAGGGAGCAACAGAATGGCGACTAATAAAAAGATAACTGAATTAACAGAACTTACAGAAGCAGATTTATCTGATAATGATGTTCTTGCTATTGTAGATATAAGCGAAGATACTACGCATAAGGTTCGTAAGTCTACATTAGCAGCAGCTTTATCAGGTGTATCACAAGTTGAAGCTACCTCTCCCATTGCCGTAAATCAAACTACAGGTGAAGTAACAGTAAGTATATCATCTACACCTACATTTGGTACAGTGGATCTAACAGCTGATACTAGTACAGGAGATAATGCTGCAATAGGATATACTGCTGCTGAAGGACTTATCCTTACTGGTCAAGGTTCTACCAATGACGTAACCATTAAGAATGATGCTGATGCTGATGTCTTAGAAATACCAACAGGAACTACAAATGTTACGGTAGTTGGTTCTGTTACAGCAGCGTCTTTTGCAGGATCAGGTTCGGGACTAACAGCTGGTACAACACCTATAACAACATTGGACATAGATGGTGGTACTGACATTGGAGAAGCTATAGTAGATGCTGATCTGTTTGTAATAGATAATGGTGCTGGTGGAACAAACCGTAAAACAACGGCAAGTCGATTAAAAACTTATATTAATACTGGAGACTACTCTGATCCTCTTACAACTAGAGGTGATGTTGTTAAAAGGGGTGCAAGTGCTACGGAGCGTTTAGCCATAGGTAGTGCTAATACTGTATTAACTACGGATGGTACAGATCCAGCTTGGTCTACAGTTACAAATGCTATGCTTGCAGGATCTATAGATCTTACATCAAAGGTTACAGGTGTACTTCCAGTAGCTAACGGAGGAAGTGGAGCAAGTTCACTTACAGATGGTGGGATACTTTTAGGTTCGGGCACTGGTGCTGTTACGGCTATGGCTGCATTAGCAAAAGGTACAGTTGTAGTAGGAGATGGTTCTACAGATCCAACAACAGTAGCAGTAGGGACTAATGACCATGTACTTACCGCAGATTCGGCTCAAGGAGCAGGAGTAAAATGGGCTGCTGTAGATTCGGGACTAGCAGCAGCTTCTCAAGCTCAAGTAGAAGCTGGATCTAGTAACACGGTAGCTGTTACTCCGGGTAGACTTCAACATGGTAAGGGAAGCGCAAAAGTATGGTGTACTTGGGAAGCTGATGGATCAATTAATGTAAGTTATAATGTAAGTAGTATTACGGATACAGGAACAGGCGATTGGGATATTAATTATACCACTAATTTCTCTTCGACAAATTATGTAGCTGTAAGTACCGCACACATAACTGGAACCGCATTAATAGCTAGTAATGGTGCAAGAGCCGTAGATGATATCCAAATTAACATTAGAAACACAAGCGGTTCACTTACCGATGCAAATTGTTACACCGTTATTTTTGGAGATCAGTAATGAGTAATAAAAAAATATTTTATACAAACGATAAAGATAAAGTTGTTCAAGTTCATCCTTCGCCAGAATACATTTCTCAGTTTGATTCTGAGGATGAAGCTATTGCAGCAATTATTGCGAAGGATATTCCTGATGATAAACAATCTTCTGCAATTATTATTGATAAGTCTCAAGTTCCTGACAGAAAATTTAGAGACTCTTGGAAGCAAGAAAGCTCATCAGTCGTGGAGGATATGACTAAAGCTAGAGCGATTCATATGGACAGGATCAGGGTCTACAGAAATGCTGAATTAGCTAAAGAAGATATAAATTATCAGATAGCTCTTGAGCAGGATAACAATAGTAAGAAAAATTCTGTAGCCTCTAAGAAACAAATGCTAAGAGATATTCCTTCAACTTTTAACTTATCAGGTGCAACTAATGGTACTGAGCTAGATGCACTATGGCCTAGCGAGTTACCAGCAAGGCCAGATGAATGACAGTTATAAGACCTAATATACCTCCTGACAGTTGCGCTCATATAGATAGAGTTTTAGAGTTAGCAGATAGATTATCAGAAGAATTTAATTCAGATATGTGTATAGGGTACAATAATGTAATCAAAGAAGAACTAGAGTTGATTAGAATTATTAATACACAATTAAGAGAAGCTAGTAAATATTGGTATGATAAACGTAAGAAGAAATAAAGTAATTGACAAACCATTATAATTATGGTACAATAAGAAAAGGACTAGATTAATGACTGTAGAAACTGCTAGCTATATTAGCCAACTTGCTCCAGCTAACCCGGCTGCTAGTGATAATATATCTGAAGGTGACGATCATCTAAGGCTTATAAAAACTGTTCTTAAAACACAGTTTCCAAATTTAGCCACAACAGCTGTTACTCAAACTTCTGCTCAAATGAACAAACTTGGATTTCAAGTAGGATCTATTGTTATGTTTGGTTCTGGTAGTACCCCTTCTACACAAACTATCAGTGGTGTTAATGATTGGCTTCTTTGTAATGGAGGCGATTATTCTACCTCTACTTATTCAGATTTATATGCAGTTATAGGAACAGTATTTGGAACATCAGGTTCTAACTTTAAAGTTCCAGACTTTCGTACATTTTTTCCTGTAGGTGTAGGTACAGGATTTACTTTAGGAACTGCAATAACGGCAAGTGGCGCTGCTGGAACAGCTGTATTAAAAGCTCAACCTATAAACTTTATTATAAAAACATAGGGTGTTTGTATAATGAAAGGTGTAAATCATTATAAAAAAGATGGTACTTTGTTTAAAGGTAACACACACAAGATGCCTAACGGAGAGTTACATTCTGGTAAAACACATGGTAAAACCAGTGTTAAATTATTTCATTTTAAAGAACTATCTAAAACTGCAAAGTCAAAGGCTAAAAAGGCATAGCATCTATGACAATAGAATACAGAGGAGAAAGGTTTTCGGGGTATAACAAACCTAAAAGAACCCCTAACAATAAAAACAAAAAGTTTGCTGTATTAGCTAAACAAGGTAGTACAACAAAGTTAATTAGGTTTGGTGATCCTAATATGAGTATTAAAAAGGATCAGCCTAAACGTAGAAAAAGTTTTAGGGCTAGACATAAGTGTGACACTAGCCCACCTAGTAAATTAACAGCAAGATATTGGTCTTGTAAAAAATGGTAACGAAAGGAAATTAAGATGCCTAAAGCATATGCTGGTCATGTAGTTGGTAACGTAGGTAACAAAGCTGTACCCCCTCAAGGTGGTAATTCTCCAACTGTTCCTTCTCCCGGTAGTGGAAACAGATTTGCCAAAGGAGAAATTGTTGGCAATTCTACATATGGTGGAACAGACGGAGTTATACAAAAACATAAATAATGGATATTAGAGAAAGAGCTAACCAAGCTAGTGCTATATTAAACAATCCAGTATTTCAAGAATGTGTTGAACATACTAAACAAAGTTTAATAACTCAATGGACTAACTCTACTGATTCAGAAGAAAGAGAAGAATGTTGGTTAAAGTTGGATGCACTACGCTCCGTAGAAGAAGACTTAAAAGCTACTATACAAAACTTTAAAATTGAAAACAATGGAAGGTAATTAAATATGAGTGAGGCACAGACCAATCCCGAAGGGGAAGTCAAACAGCCACAACTTAATATGTTCGATGTAATGTTTGGAAGTGAGAATGACACTAATCCAGAACAAGCAGAGAAAAAAACCGAAGCCCCGATCTCAGAAGAAAACTTAGTTACACAATTACAACAAGAATCTGAAGAGGCTGAAGAATCAGAAGCAGAGGAAGAAGTCTTAGAAGCTACTGAAGATCAAGGTGAGGAAATTGAAGAAGAGGTAGAAGAAGAAGAAGTTCAAACAGAAGCTCCTGCAACTTACTCCGTTAAAGTAGACGGAGAAGAAATGGAAGTAGATCTGGATGAACTTAGAAACGGATACCAGCGGCAAGCAGATTATACACGCAAGTCGCAATCTCTAGCGGAACAGAGAAAAACCTATGAAGCTAATGTACAAGCTGTACAAGCGGAGAGGCAACAATATAGTCAAGCATTAGAAATCCTGGCTCAGAACCAAAATGCTGAGTTAAATCGTTATAATCAAGTTGATTGGGCAGCACTTAAAGAAAGTGATCCAATGGACTATATGGAAAAACGAATAGAATTTCAAGATGCAAAGGATAAAGCTAATCAGGTGCAGAACGAGCGAGTGCGTGTTCAGCAGCAGAATGAAACAGAGATGCAAAGTGTTCTCCAAGAAAAAGTCCGTACCGAAGCGGAAGCTCTTGTAAAGGCACTACCAGAGTATGCAGATCCTTCGTCTAATTTGAAAAATGAACTCAGGGAATATACCTTGGGACTTGGTTTTTCACCAGAGGATGTAGATGGAATAACAGATCACAGAGTTGTCCTAGTCTTACATAAGGCTATGATGGGCGATAAAAGTAAGAAGGCTCCAACTGCAAAGAAAACTAAATCTGTTCCTAAAGTTGTAAAGTCAGGTACTCCACAAACAAAAGCTCAAAAAATTAAAAAGGGTGTACAGGCGAAACGAGAGAGATTAGCTAAGACAGGTCATCAGCGAGATGCCGCAGATGTTTTTCTGGACTTAATAAAATAAACTCTTAACTTTCAACATAAGGAAATAAAACAATGGCACAACCAACAGGCACATACACTTCGTTTACAGCGAAGGGTTTGCGCGAAGACTTGGAGAATGTTATATATGACATATCTCCAACGGATACGCCTTTCATGTCTATGGGTAGTCGCACTGACGCGATTGCCGTAAACCATGAGTGGCAAACTGATTCACTTTCTGCTGCGGCTGATAACCACAAAGAAGAAGGTGCAACACTTACGGCAGCTACTCCGTCAGCTACTACCAGAGTTGGTAATATCTGTCAGATCAGTTGGAAAACTACTCTTGTTACTGGCACTCTTGACGCTGTTAGCAAGGCTGGTCGTAAAGAAGAGCTTGCGTATCAGATGTCCAAAAGCGCTAAAGAGTTAAAGCGTGATATGGAAAGAGCTATGGTAGGCGTTAATATCGCTAAGATTCCTATGGCTGGTACAGGCACAGTTCGTAAACTAGGTTCTCTTACTACTTGGGTTAATACCAATATCTCTAAAGCAGGTAATGGTGCTAACGGTGCAGGAGCAGGGGCAGCGGCTCGTACAGATGGTACGGCTCGTGCGTTTACGGAGACTCTTCTTAAAGCTGCTATCGTTGCCGCTTATGACAGTGGTAGTGACATCAAATACTTAATGATGAAACCTTCCCAGAAGCAAACATTTTCTAGCTTCGTAGGTGTTGGTGGTTCGTCAGGTGTATCTAACTTTACGGATACTGCTGACCAACGTATCATTGGTGGTATGGATGTATATGTAAGTGACTTTGGAGAAATGGCTGTAGTTCCTAACCGTTTCCAACGTGCTAGGGATGCATGGCTATTAGATCCTGATTACTACGGTACGGCCTTTTTACGTCCGTTTAATCAAAGAGAAGTTGCAAGTACATCAGATGGTGAGCAACGCGCAATCATTGCAGAGTATACTCTCGTAGTTAAAAACGAAGCTGCTCTAGGTGCTGTTTACGATCTAAGCTAAATTCTTAACTAAGGGGAGGGCTGTAATGGCTCTCCCCAATTAAGGAATAAAATGCCAAAAGGTTTATACGCAAACATAAATAAAAGAAAAAAAGCTGGAACTTCTCGTAGTAAAAAAAATACTACAATAAGTAAAAAAGCATATGCCAATATGAAAAAAGGTTTTCCTAAAAGAAAGGCGTAAACAAAATGAAAAAGAAAAATAAAAAAGGAAAGAAGTATTAAAATGAGTGATTCTTCTGCCATCAAACGCAAAACAACTTACGACCATGCTGAAGACAAAATTGTACAACACTCTGTACAAGATGTCCAACCTTTATTAGAGCTTAATAAAAAAGAATATAATAAAGATTATATACATGGTGGTGTAGAAACTAAAGAAACAGGTATGCGTAAAGTTGCCAGTATTCCTCTTATCATTGTTGAAAAATGGAAAAGAGATCATGGTATAGATATGATGAATAAAGACCACTGGCCTAAGATTAAACAGTTGCTTAACTCAAATGAATATAAATTTTTAAGAACGCATGAAAGTAATCTCTAATGGCTTTAGGTACTTACTCAGAGTTAAAGACTAGTATAGCTAATTATTTAAACAGGGATGATCTAACATCTGTTATTCCTGATTTTATAACCTTAACTGAAAATAGGCTAGACAGGGAACTGCGAGTAAGGGCCAATATGATTAGAGCCTCTACGACTACTACCGCTGGAACATCTTTTTATAATCTTCCTACTGACTTAATAGAACTTAGGAATATTACATACGGACAAAGCGGTGGTAATACTTATGCCTTAAATTATCTTTCTCCCGAATCTGGGAGTAGAGAGTATGGAGCATACAATCAAGGTTATCCTAGAGCTTATACAAACTTAGGATTAAACATTGAACTATATCCTACTCCAGATGCAGCCTACAGTATAGGTATAAATTACTTTAGAAAGATTACTCCTCTTTCTGATAGTGTTACAACTAATAATATTCTAACTAATTTCCCTAACCTGTATCTATATGGTTCTTGTCTTGAAGGTGCGCTTTACTTAAATGATACAGAGCAGACTAATAGATTTGGAACTATATATCAAGATGCTTTAACTAATGTTCAAGAGTCAGAGGATAGATCTCGCTATAGTGGAACAGTGATGCACATGACTACGCAGGGTGATCCAGGCGCTTTAGTTCGTAGAGGTGCTTGATGGCTACTAATTGGGTCTTAACACAATTTTGTATTATACAGGAATCAGGTGGAAACATAATGACAGAAGAAGGTGATTATATTTCACTGGAAGAATTTGATAATACTACATGGACTGTTACAACAGAGGTAGGAAGTGGTTAAAGAATTATTTGATATTAATGGTAGGCAGCAACCTAGATTTTCTATAAATACAGATCTATCTCCGTATGACATGGCTCCTGCATATTTTAGTGCTGGCAATAATGTAAGATTTTTAGATGGTAAAGCTGGTAAAATACTAGGGCATATACAGGTTCTTGGCGCACCGGGTAGTAGTAATAATCCTTATTGGGCTGTAAGCTGGTTACAGGGTACTACAGACCTCTGGATCTATGGTACAGCTACAGGACTACGGAAGATTACAGGAACGACCCACGCAGACGTTACACGGTCTTCTGGAGCCTATACAACAATAGCCAGTACCACAAACAACTGGCAAGGTGGTATACTTGGTGGTGTTCTTGTATGTTGTAATGGCATAGATGCTCCTCAAAGTTTTACTCAAGGTGGTTCTGTGTTTACAGATTTAGCACAGTGGCCCGCAACATTAAAATGTAAAACTATTGTACCTTTTAGAAACCATTTGATTGCTTTGAACCTTACAGATAGTGCTAGTGGTTCAGCGGTAAAGCAACCATTTACTCTTAGATGGAGTGATGCTATACCAGCTGGTGCAGATAACAACGGTAGTAATACTTGGGTTACTTCTGCTACTGCTTCTGAAGCGGCTGATGCATCTCTTACAGGTACTAAGGGACATATTCTTAATGCCATGCAGTTAGGTAACTTGCTTATGGTTTATAAAGAGGATAGTGTATATTCTCTTAACTATGTAGGCGGTGCGTTTACTTTTAATATACGAGAAGTATTTAAAGACACAGGATTGTTTAGTAGAGATGCTATAGTTGACTTAGGCAATGGTCAACACGTTATGGTAACAACTAATGATGTTGTGGTACACAATGGTAACTCTATTAAAAGTGTTATTGACGATCAAATGAAAACATTTTTGTTTTCTAGTATTGACTCTACTAACTTCCATAAAACATTCTTGGTACATAATAAGATTAAAAATGAAGTATGGATATGTTTCCCATCGGTAGGTGCTACTGGAGGGGATCCAGATACGGCACTCATATGGAACTATA